CCTTATATAATATCGAAAAGTTTTTATCTTTTTTAAACGTAATGACTCGTTGAAATTTATCGACCATTTCTGGCTTGGGGGAAATAACAAAAACATTTGAACCGCCATGTCCTAAATCCCACATGATACGAACAAACTCTTCTATGCCTTCTAAATCCATTGCTCGATCTAAAATTTCATCGAAAACTAAAAGATTAACATCTACAGAGTTTTTAACTTTAGCCACTTGTCTCCATGCTAAAAGAATTGATAAATCTATTCTTAGCTTTTCGCCTTCCGAAAAGTTATGATAGGAAAATTCATCTCTATGTCTTGATTTTATCTTTTCTTCAAACGACTCGTTGATGTTGAAGTTGACAAAAAAACCAAGTTTTGCCAAATGTTTGTTGATATATTTGTTAATAATCGGAAGGTATTGTTTAATAATTTTAGTTTTGATACCGCCATCCTTTAGCAATAGGTTAGCCATATCAATATATTTTCTTTCATCTAAAAGGGCCTCACGTTCTTTTTGTAAATCGGCAATCTCTGTTTCGATTTTTGATAATTGTCGTTCGCTATCTTCTGTAAGTTTATCTGAAGATGAAAACGAAATAATATCATTTTTAAGACGTTCGATGTTACTAACAGCATATTCATAATTGTTTTTAACATTATGATAGTTAGTATTTGCTTCATTAAGCTTAAGTAAGGCGTTATAAGATTTTTTCTGTTTTTCATTTATAGATAAAAGTTCTTCTTCTATCTTATTTAGAGCATCATCAAATTCGTCTATTTTGATTTTATTATTAGATACAGTTTCATTTTTAAAATGATCATCTATGCTTTGTCTGCATGTAGGACAATTATCGTGTTGATGAAAAAAATCATTATCTTTTAACAATCTTTCGCGATTGTTTTGAATCTTCGCACGAATTTGTATTAGCTTTAAATTTTTAGAACTTAACTTGTCATCATTTATCTCTTCATATTTTTTTTCTAAAGATTCGATAATAGATTTCTTTTTTTCAAGTTCTTTTTCATATTCTTTAATTTCAATTTCTAATTTAGATTGTTTATTAATCAATTCTTGTTTTCGTTCATCATTATTATCTTTAAGCGAACGAAGGTTTTTTTCTATGTATAATTTGTTTTCTTCTTTACTTGAAATAAGAATTTTATTCTTTTCAAGATTTGATTTATTTTCATCAAGTCTTTTTTTAACAACCGAGGTCATAGCTGAAAAGATTTGTATATCTAACAAATCTTCAATAACAGCGCGTCGGTCTTTCGGTTCTAATTGCATAAAAGGTTTGAATGATGACGATCCCAAAACTACTATTTGAGTAAATGTTTTATAATTCATATTCAAAAGATTCTTTTCGAGATACTTTTGATAGTCTCTCGATGATGCATCTTGATTGACTAACACATCATTACAATAAATCTCAAATATGTTTGGTTTTATGCCTCTTATTACTTTATATTTTTTTCCTTTAATTGAAAAAGTACATTCAACAGAACATTCTTTCTTATTGATTGTATTAACAACTTCTCCTTTATTAATATTTCTGAAAGGCTTATTAAACAAACAAAATGTTAAAGCATCTAGAAATGTAGATTTGCCAGCGCCATTTTTACCCATAAAGAGTGTTGTTTTATGTGTATCTAAAGTTATTTCTGTCCAATGATTACCAGTGGACAGAAAATTACGCCATTTCACATTATGAAAAACTATCATTAAATATCCCTAATAGGCTTCTTTCCATCGAAAACTAAATCTCGAATTTCTTCTCCGGATAAAGTCTCATATTCTAGAAGACCATTAGCAAGTCTGTCAAGCTGATCTTGATACTTTTTGATAATTTCTTTGGCTTTTTGATAACTAGATTCAACCAAACTTAAAATTTCATTATCAATCAATCTTTGTGTTTGTTCTGAAACTTTAGATGAACGAAATACATCAGAGTTCGGTTCTTCATATGCCATTCTACCTAAATTTTTAGAAAAACCGTATTGTGTTACCATTGCTCTAGCTAGTTTTGTTGCTTGCTGAATATCACCAGAAGCACCAGATGATACTTTATTATCTCCGAAAATAATTTCTTCGGCAACACGTCCTCCCATAGCCATAGCAAGTTGTGCAATCATTTCCTCATATGACTGTGAAATCTGATCGCGCTCTGGTAATGATTGAACCATACCCAATGCTCTCCCGCGAGGAATAATGGTTGCTTTATGAATAGGCACAGAACCAGGCATATGTAATGAAACAAGAGCATGTCCTGCTTCGTGATATGCAGTCATTTTCTTTTCTTCTTCTGTCATAAGAAGAGTTCTATGTTCCGAACCCATCAAAATCTTATCTCGCGCATCTTCAAATTCATCTTTTGTTACGATTCTTTTTGATCTACGTGCAGCAAGAAGTGCAGCCTCATTTACTAGATTTGCAAGATCGGCTCCAGAAAATCCAGGTGTTCCTTTAGCAACAACTTTCAAATTAACATCAGGTCCAAGTGGAACTTTTCGTGTATGAACTTTGAGAATTTTTTCTCGACCAACAAAATCAGGATTAGGAACAGTAATTTGTCTATCAAATCTTCCTGGACGAGTTAGTGCTTTATCTAAAACGTCTACGCGGTTTGTTGCTGCAATAACAATAACGCCTTCATTATCATTAAAGCCGTCCATCTCTACTAGCATAGCATTCAGTGTTTGATCGCGCTCATCATTACCACTTATACCATTTGCTCTTGAACGACCTACAGCATCAATTTCGTCGATAAAAATAATACATGGAGCATTTTTCTTGGCTTGTTCAAACATATCTCTAACGCGAGATGCACCGACGCCGACGAACATTTCAACAAAGTCAGAACCAGAAATAGAAAAGAAAGGTACTCCTGCTTCTCCAGCAACGGCTCTTGCAAGCAAAGTTTTACCCGTTCCTGGTGGTCCGACTAACAATACACCTTTTGGAATTTTACCACCGAGTCTTTCAAACTTGTGAGGGTCTTTCAGGAAATCTACAACTTCCGATAAATCTTCTTTTGCTTGATCGACACCAGCAATATCATCAAAAGTTTTAGTAATGTTATCTTCTGTTAATAGTTTTGCTTTAGATTTACCCATACTTAATGGTCCAGAACCAACGGCACCGGGACCTTTTCTAGACAGATAAACCCAAATACTAAAAAATATTATTACAGGAAAAACATTAATAAAGAGACTGATCCAAAAAGAATTAGTGTTTTCGGGCTCCATAGTAATATTGATTTTTTGTGCTTCCATTCTAGGAATCAATGATCCTAAACTAGTAACATAAGTTGTGAATGTTCTATTGTCTTTATAATGACCTGTAATTGTTCCGCCATTACTAATAACAACATTATGAATTTTACCTGCATCTATTTGAGCAACAAAATCACTATATCCAATTTCACTAGTTACTTTCTGTCTTGGTTCATTCCAAATCAAAGCGACTAAAGAAATAGATACAAAGATAAAAAGTATCCACGGCAAATGTTTCTTAATCATAATATACCTTTCTAAATATTAATCTTGCGTTTGTAACGCTTCTTTATAAGTACTTAGCATGAAAGACTTCATCTTACTGCTATCCGCCTGCATTTTTAAATTATCTATATAATTACAAAGTAATGTTGGTGTGTCTTCTTTCTGATCTACATCATCAATATCATTATCTAATAATACGGATGTATCATCTATAGTGTTTATATCTAAAGGACCTGCCTTTTCTAATTTATCATAAAACAAATCAAAAGCGACCGAATTTTCTTTTTGTTCTACAATCAATTTGATATATTTATTAGAATATTTACTAAAATCTGTTTTTTGTATTGTCTCTATTATGTTTTGATCTTTTACATCATCGTAAATAACATACTCAAACATAATGAAAGGATTTTGAAAAAAATTTACCTTTCTATTCTTAGTATTGAAAATACTAAATCCTCTAGGGTCATTGTAATCCAACCAAGTATATTCGCCAAGGGCGCCAATATAATTAATATTACCAATAGTACTACGATGGTGAAAATGACCAGAATAAACCTGATCAAACTTTTCAAAAATTCTAGCGTCGATTCCATTCTTAGATATCTCTCCTTTGTGCATAACAAATCCATTTATCTCTAAATGACCCATCGCGATTGGTGCTTTAGGATTATTAATTGCTTCCATCGATTGTTCATAGTTTGATTGTGTTATAAAAGGTAGTAATTGAATATCTAAACCATCTATATTTATTACATTAGGAACGGTGTGTATTTTTATGTTCTTATATCTTCCTTGCACAACTTCTTCTAAAGCATTCACTACATGTGTATTTTTATAATACATGTCATGATTGCCTGCAATAATATGTGTTTCAATACCACGATTTTCTATTTGCTCAAAAAAATCTAAACGCAAACGCATAGCAGAAGTAAAATTTACATACTGTCTTCTTTCATATATATCACCTAAATGTATAATATGTTTAATTGATTTTTTATCAATATGATCAAAAAACCAGTTCCAAGATTTTTGTTGATAGGATTGAAATTGTTCATGATCATTTCTAACACCTGCATGTGTATCTGTTACTAATGCTATTTCCATATTTTATCTTTCAAATCAATAAACAAATTTTGTATGACAATAACAATCATAAAAATGATTTCATCAATCTTCTTTGGTAAGAATTTGATACGTTTCATATTCTGACTGTCTTAGCCAACCTAATAGAATCATTCTCTTCATAATCTTATCTTTATCTTCATTATTTAAAGGAATAGGTTCAACAATTCTCTCACAAAACCATTTTATATTTTGTTCTATATCTTGTAAGATTTCTTCGTCTGTCATTTTCTAACAGTCTTATCTTTTCCAGATAAGATCATTTCATTATCAAATTCCTTAATAGATTGTTCGATTGCACTAGAAATATCGAACAATCTCATACGATAATTGTTTCTTATATGAGTTGGTTCTTTTTTATTCAAAAGTGAATCAATCAAACTTTGAACTTGAAATGGAAGTGTTTCAACATCAACTTTTTTCATCTTTAATAAACCTTTCTAGTCCTTTTTTCTTTTCTTTTTTCTTTTCTTTTTTCTTTCGTTCACTTTCTTCAAAATCTTTAATGAACTCATTTATATTATCATACATATTAACAGAAATCAAGTTATTACCTTCTTCGTCAAGCATCAAGTTTGAATCATTAGAATGTAAAATATTTTCTTGAAAACTTTTATATATTTTATAACGATACTTTTTTTCATACATTATTCTTCTTATGAAAGCATATTTTCAAATTTGTGTGAAATAGGCAAAAGGATTATTATATTTGTTAGTATCAAAATTATCAAAATAAAGTAAGCAATTTTCTAGTGCATCCGACTTCATTTGATCGATAAAAGAATATTCTGCAAAGCTTCTCTTGATTGCCAAATTTTCTGTTATAAGTAACAAACAATTTCCTATATATTCTGAAAGTCTTGGCTTTTCTAAATTCTCCATTTCAGCAATGCGACATTCTTCTTTATATTTCTTGATTGCATCTAAAAATTTCTGTTTATCGACATAATGATTTTTCTTCTTTTGTTCCATTAAAAATCCTTAATAATTCATTTTTACTCTTGACAAGATTTTCATATATTTGTATAATAGTACTTTAAACGAACCAAACACTGGAAATAATTAAATAAAGACAGTCGAGCGAAGCGAGACATTGCGAAGCAATGGTGTTAATCACCTTTTAACTTCCGTTAATTGTGTCAACCTATTTATTTCCTTCTTTAGTACTGGTCCTCTTTCCGGCCATTTAATTATAGGTTGTTCCGGATTTTTAGCTAGATTTTCGAGAAAAGGAAGGTAAATCTTCCTTATTGCTTCAAGGCGATTCTTTAAATCTTTAATCTCGCTTTCATTCTGTGTAGTTATAGAAGATATTACATTTGATGTAATATCTTCCTCACTACTAAAAGTGAAACCAAAATCGTTTAAATTTTCTTCATTAAATAGATATGGGTTATCTTTCATCAGTGATATGAAACCTTTTTTCCCGTATCTTCTTTTAAATATTCATCAATGTTTTTTTCTATTTTTTCAAACAACTGTGATGCTATAGAAGTATGTTCTTTGACAGCTTTACGATAATAATTTTCCATACTAGAGGATACTATTTTTTTGACTACGATATCACGATTATTGATATCGAATTGCATATCTTCAGTAATATGAGGAAACACCCATGGATATAATGTTACTGCCAACATACCATTACCATTTTCTGTATAAATGATCCTCATAGGATTATGTAAAGACAGAACTTCTTCGCCATTATATTCTGTTATAGTCATTTCTGCGATTAAATCTCCCCCGTCCTGCATTCGAAAGAAATACACGCTGTTATTATAATCCATGATCTATCCTTTCATATCAATTTTGTATATTTTGAATTTGAATTCTTCTTCACTGTAGATTTTCAATCTTTCCATAAAGTGCTTGATGGTATGATTATCTTTCTTTTTCCAGATAAAGTCGTCGGCAATGTCAAAGAGGGTAGCGTTTCGTTTTGTAGCACTGATGCGTAACCCGCGGCCGATAGACTGAAGTACCCGAATCTGGGACTTGGTAGGAGATGCAAAGATGACATTATCCAAGGCCACAATATTAGTACCGGTACTAAGAACGCCAATGGACCCAACAAGTATAGCGTCCCGCTCGTTCTCCAAAATTTTTCTGATTTGTTCTCGTTGTTCAATTTCTGTACCTCCATGAATATAAAATACCTTTCTTCCTTTAGGTATTTTTTCTAGTATCATATTATATAACACTTTTCCTTGTTTTTCAACATAATTGAAAAAAATGATTGTATTTCCTTTTAGAGAAATTGCGAGATTACAAATAAAATTGTTTCGTTGTTTATGCGTTACTATATATTC